CGGGGCCAGCGGGTCTTTGATGAACGCCCACACCGCCTCCAGGGCAGGCTTGAGTTTCGTGTTCCAGAAGTCGGCCAGGGTTTGAATGGCCGGGGGTAGGTTCGTCGCTATCCAGGTGAACAGGTCAGAGAGGATAGGGACCAGCGTCCCCTGTACCCACGCCCCCACCGTCTGAAGCGCAGGCCATAGCGTCCCCTGCCAGAAGCTGACCAGGGTAGCGATAGCCCCCGGTAGGTTGTCCTTGAGCCACGCGCCCAACGTGGCGAGGGCCGGGACCACCGTCCCTGTCACGAAGGCCATGACCGCCTGAAACGCCGGTTGCAGGCCATTCCACACGTCTTTCATCGTGGCGATGGCCCCCGGCAGGTTATCCTTGAGCCACGCGCCCAGGTTGCGCAGGGCAGGCACGACGGTTGTCGTGATGACCTCGCTAACCATCGGCATAATCTCGGCCGCCAACTCCATGACGGCCTCACCGACAGGGACCAGGGCGTTCTGGATTTGCGTCATGCCCATCGCCCACCGGTCGGGCGCGTCCAGCGCGGCCTCGGTCGCCTGGTCCAGGGCGCCGGTCGTGTCGCCCAGCGCGCCGGTCAGGTCGTCCAGGCTGATCTTGCCGTTCCGGATACCGTCCACCATCTTGCCGGCCGCGCGGCCGCCGAACGTCTCCGCCGCTATCGCCATCGCTTCGGTGTCGCTGGTCGCGCCCTGGATGGCGGTAATGGCCCCGCGCAGGCCGTCCTGGATGCTGACACCCTCTTTCGCAAACTTGGCCGCGCTGCGGGTCACGGCCGCCATTGCGCCATCGGCGTCAATGCCCGCCTTTGACATGCCGCCAATGAGTACCGCACTCTCCTCGATACCCAGCCCCATCTGGCGTAGCGTCGGGCCGAACTTATCGAGCGTGCCCAGCAGGGCATCCCCCTGGACGCCAAACTTTCGCGCGGCGACGAATATCTTGTCCATTGCCCCCGCGCCTTCCTCGGCGGGGACGTTGAACCCGGCCAGGACGCGCGAGAAAGACATCGCACTCGCCTGAGCATCGCCGCCCATGATTTTGCTGAACTCAAGTGTCTGGCTCGTCAGGGCTTCCAGGTCCGACCCCGTTGCGCCCGTGCGCTGGCTCAGGGTCGCCATTGTCTCGGCAATGGTCGAGGTGTCTTCACCGAGACCGGCGGCGCTGGCACGTAGCCCCATGACGCTTTGGGTCATGCCGTCCAGCACCTCGCCACTGGCCCCCGTCTTTTGCATGAGGGTGTCGGCGGCGGTGTCCATCTCGCCCCAGGCGTCCACCCCGGCTTTACCGAGCGCAAGGACGCCAGCCAGGGCTGCGCCACCAGCAATAACGCCGACGCCGGTCAGGGCAGTCGCGACGCCGCCGATAGCCCCGGCGCCCCGGCTCGCCATGTCGGTGATGTTGTTCGCCAGTCCTTGAAGCGGCCCGCTGGCCTGGTCTACCGCTTCAAGGATGACGCTGATACGGTCGTCGGACATTGTTCCACCCTACCCGGCGTCGCGCCGGGCCTTTGCCAGAGTGTGATACCGTCTCAGCCATTCGAGTGCATCGCCGTGACTGGCCTGCCGCTCGGCAATCGCCCACGGCGGGACACCCCACGCTTCGGCCGCGTCGGTGAACGTCACCCACCAGGGTATCAGCGGCTCAGCCCCGCCTGTGGTAGGTGTCCGACGGCGTTCCCAGGCGATGGCGGCCCGCAGCCCCCAATATTCGATGTCCGCCAGGGCGCGCTCGCCCTCTGCGTCATCCGCTTTTGGGATTGTCTTGCATGGCGTGCGTCAGCCCTTCCCACTGCTCTTTGCTGAGCTTGCCCAGGGCCTTTCGCACGCGCGCCGCGTCTTCCTCGTCGTCCATGTCCACCGCAACCCCGTCAAGGGCCATGACGCTCGCCTCGATGAGTTCGACGCTAGACCGCATGGCCTTCATCAGCAGCGTCGCCGCCTTGTCGCTTACCTCGCTGGCATCCCGCCCGCTGTCGGTCATCGACTGCGCTACTCGCTGCAAGCGCCGACCCTCGCTGATGGCTGTGGTGATGTCGGCGCTCAGTAGGGTGCGCGTCAAAAAGTCGGCCCCACCGTCGCTGAGCGGACGCAGCCCGAACCGTCCATATTCAATCATGTTCCCTCGATGTAGGAGGGGGAGGGCGTACCCCTCCCCCTCGTGATTAAGGCACGGTGTCCTGGGTGACGCTGCCGACCGTGATCTTGATGTCCACGGTAACGATGTCACCGCTATTAGCCGCGCCCGCCGGAAGCGGCTGCTCGATGACGCGGCCCGCGCTGGTCGTGAAGCGATACTTGCCGGTGACCGTCGCCTGCGGTATCCAGCGAAGATACAGGTCGGTGTTGTTCGTCCAGGCGTCCAGGGCAATCTTGTAGAGGCCGCTCGCATTCTCGCGGTAGGCTGCCTTGAAAGTCACCTCGCCCGTGCCCGGCTTGCCGACCTTGACGATGGGGCCAGCGCCATCGAAGGTTGCCAGTTCCCCCTTCGTGCGCGCGAACCCCGACGCCGCCACCATGTTGGTCTCACCACTTACCTCGGTCCAGCTTGACCCGTTCGTGCTGTAGAACAGGTCGGCGGACTCAAAGCTGATGGCATCTGTGATCTGCGCCATGTCTCTCTACTCCTCTGCCACCCTTACGCGGGCGGCGTAAACTTCACGACGGCAATCGTCAGCGATGTCACCGCTGTAGGTGATGTTGGTCGTCGCGGCGCCCGGCTGCGTGATCTCCTGCGGGAAGGGCTTGATGCATTTCTCGCTACCCGCCCCCACGCTCACCGCCTGGGCCGTGATGGTCGCACCCCGGTACAACCCAGGCGTGGCGATGGTCACCGTCAATGCGCCGCCACTCCCGTTCTTGACATAGAGAAACGTGTTGCCGTCGTTGATGAACGTGTCGCCGCCACCGGCGCACGCGGCGAACGCCAACGTCGTCCCGGCCTGGGTGACCTCCTGCGTTGTCAGAGCCGCCATACGCTACTCCTTGCCGCCCGTCTTGGCGGGCTTGCTCCAGATAGCTTCCCAGGTGTCGGCGGCCGGCTTGCCCGTCCCGACGTGATGGGGATGCATCTCAATCGCCTCGACCGGTGCGGGCGCATCCTCGACCGGTGGCTGATACGCACCCAGGGGCGCAATCTGACCAGCCGCAACCATGTGCGCCACCAGCGCCGGGTCAACGTCATCGAAGCCCTGTTCATCGCCCTGGACGAACGGGCCGAACCCGTCAATCCAGAGCGGAACCAGCACTACAAACTTGTCCTGTGCCATGCTCTACACCTCCACCACGGCCAGGGGAATGGCCTCGTGTCGCCATACGTCCCCACCGGTCGTCACCAAATCGACGACGGACGGCGCAGCCTGTTTGATGCTCTTCCAGGTTAGACCCGCGCCGCTCGCGCCGCTCACCCATGTCCCAATGGCTTCCTCGATGGCGTCCAAGCTTGCCTGGCTTGCGCTCTCGGTGTAGCTTGCATCCGAGAGCGTCACAAACAGATGGACGGTGACCAGATGTCGCCGCTGTGTGCCCTGGAAGGTCACAGGCATGCGTTCGGTGCTTACCACCTCTAGCATGATGAGCGGGCTGGGCAAACCCGGCTCCATCGGCACATAGTCATAGACCGTGGCGGAGGGAACGGCCACCGCCAGCCCTGCCTTTATTGCCGCCCGCACGTCACTTCGCACTCGTCAACTCCTCTCGCACGACGCGACGCATGTCTTCCACCATGCTGTCGTGGTAGCGCGCCATGACCGTCTCGACCGTCGCCCATCGCCCGACGTGCATCCAGGCTTGCTGGTAGCCCTGGACCCAGGGCGCATAGGGCGTGACGTTCTCTAGTCGCACGATCCCTTGCGCGCCCTCGGTGCGATGTAGCCACCCCTGCCCTAGCCGCCCCGTTCGCTTGTAGCGACTCTTGGGCGGCGCAGGCGGGTAGTGGTTGAGGTCGATTTGCATGCGACTCAAGTAATCGTTGGCAACGCGCGTCAAGATGTCCGCGCCGTCAAAGCCGCGATACTTCATTGCCAAGATTTCCGCGCCGCGCACTTCGACTTTGACGCTCATCGCCGCGCTACCTCCACCGTCAGCACCAGGTAGCGACCCTCGCCGTCCATCACCGTCGCGGTGTACATCTGGACATAGCGATAGTCGCCGCCGTGGGTTTCAGCCACGGCCGCCGGGCTGACGCTATCGAGGGGCATCCCCATCACGCTGGCAATATGCGTCACCGCCGGACCGCGCGCGCCTCCCACGACCGACGGCGCACGCTTGACGCTATAGGTCGTGGTCATCTGACGCCGCAGGCCGGGCGATGCCGCCCCCTGCCAAACATAGTCACCGACAGCCGTGACGGGGTACTCGTCACTGCCCCGGACCAGGACATCGCCCGGCTGGATGTCGAGACTCATGCGCTGTACTCCGAGGTGACCGGCGTCGCGCGCAAGGAATGCACACGCAGCCCCAGGCCGCCCGCGCACGCCTTCCGTAGCTCCATCGCCCGCGCCGCCCACTTCGCCGCCACGTCCCCGGCGCTTTCGCTCCGGCTGGGGGCGGTGATGTTGCTCACGGTTGCCCAGTCCCGCGCCAGTTTCTCGCAGGCGTAGGCCGCCGCGAGCAGCACCTGACCGTTGCTCGTGCCCTGGTACAGCGACGCGCGCGTCAGCCATAGGGTGATGGCCTGGTCGCTCAGGTTGCTCCCGTCGGGCCGCTGGCCGTGGCCGGCCGTATCGTCATCGTCGCCGATTTCGAGTCGCACCTGACCGACCAGCGTCGTCAGGTCAACGGTGATGGGCATCCCTCCTCCGTTACGCCGGTGTGCCGTCGCTCCACGCCGCATTGTTGACATAGCGTGGCGTGCCCGCTGTGCGGTCCGAGACACCCACGCCGAACTCGGTGAACAGCAGCAGATTCTGGAGCGGCGATGTCGCGTTCCCCGCGCGTGGGTCGGGCATCGCCACCACACGCGGCCCACTCTCGCCCTTCTGCACGCGCACCCGCAGCGGGTTGCGCTGGCTGTTGCGCCCGTAGCTCTTCCAGCCGAAGCCGTAATACTGCGGCATGCCCGGCACGACCCGCACGGCGCAATTGGAGATTGCACCGATGTAGTAGATGCCGTTTTGCGACTCGCCGCTCAGGGTCGCCAGGCTGGTGGTCGTACCGTAACGCACCAGGGCCTCCTCGACCGGCACAAAGCCCGTGAGGGCCTTCACCGCCGCCTCGTCGCTTAGGCCGATGATGACATCGTAGGGCGGCTCGTGGCCGTGCTCGCGTAACTCCGCCGTGATGTCGGTGAACACCGCCGCCGTGAAGGCCCCGCCCGCGATGGCAACGTAGTGCTCGTGGGCGTTGGTGAAGGTGTTGCCGCCGAACGCCGGGGGCACAAAGTCCACCGAGGTCGAGGCAGCGGCCGTGGCAAAGCCAGCCGAGTAGCCGCTCGACCCCAGCCCCTTCGCCTTGCCGCTATCGTCACCACGCTGGAGGAGCCGCGTCAGGATTTGCACGCGGTACTTGTCGCGTGCGTCCTTGATTGCGTCGGCGATATCGGCGCGTACCTGGTCCAGCCGCGCCTGGCGCAGATAGTTCCAGGTCCACCCCAGCTTGCGGTCGAAGGCCAGCAGGGGCAGCATGTGCCCCTCGACATCCGCGCGCTTGGCGTCCGGCTCGCCGTACTCGGTGAACACGTCGAAGCCGTTGGACGACCCGACTCGGTACTCAAGCGACGGCTGGTCGGTGTAGCTCACCAGACTCGACCACAGCGGGTCGTTGACTAGCTCTGCGTTGAACGCCGCCAGCGCCGCGTTCATCTCAGCGACGACCCGGTCGTAGGTCGTGCCGTCTTGAAGCTCGAAGTTCTTGAGCGCCGTCGCATCCCAGCCCGTCAGCAGGACAAGCTGACGGGTGTCTCGCACTCCCAGTGCCATGTTACACCCCTTTCAGCCTACGACAGGCTGACAATCGCCGGCCGCACCAGGACAGCCGTCGCGCTCTCGGCCACGCCGACGATGCTCGTCTTCGTGCCCGCCGTCTCCGCCACCGCGCCCGCCGTGTCGGACGTGTAGATAATCTTGCCGGGCGTCGCGCCCGTGACCATCTCCACCGGCCCAAACACGACGACATCTACCGTATCCCCTGACGCGCCATCCTGCAAGCACACGCCGTAGGGGTAGTTGGTCGCTACCGCCGATGCCGCTGTCGCCTGGACCTTGCCGTTGCTGTCCAGGTAAACCGGCATCGCCGCCTCGACCGTCGCGCCCGCCACACGTCGGCGGATGACGCACCCCGTCAGCGGCTTGACCACCGTATCATCGGTCTGTCGTGCAATCGCCATAGTCTCACCTCTTCAGGTACTTCGCCTGTACCCCGTAGATGGCCGCCAACTCGACGGCCTCGTCATCTGTCAATCCAGCATCCCCCGTCCCCTGGGCCGTCGCGTTGATGTTCGGCGGCGCGGGTCGTGTAAACAAGGTTGCGTTGGCGTCGAGCCAGGCCAGCCGCTGCGCCAGCGACAAGCCGTCGGGCAGGCTCTTGACCGCCTTCTGCGCGTCCTTCGGCAGCGCGTCAATACGCGCCCGGTAAGTCGCCTCCACCGCCGTCGTCATCTCGGCCAGTTGCGCCCTGAGCGCCTCTAGCTCCACCGCCGCGCCGTCGGCCTGCGCCTTGTACTCGTCGGCGAGCTTCTGGTACTCACCCGCCGCCGCGAGCTTCTCAGCCTCGGCCTGCTTCGTGCGCTTCCGGCGTTCCTCGGTCAGGCGCGCGTCAACGAGCCGGTCTAAGTCCGCTTGCGTGAAGCGACGGTCGTCAGTTGTCTCGGTCGTGGGTTTGGGAGACGCGGTTGTGCTGTCCGCTACAGCGCCCGCACTGGGGATGCCACCCGCTTGTTGACCCGGCTCGGCCCCGGTTTGTGGCGTCCCGCTCGCGGTGATGTCCTCGGTCATCTGTCCCTCCTAGTATATCACGACGGCCCGGTTAGCGCAAGGGCTAACCGCCATTCATGTCAATCGAATGCGCTTGCCGTGACGACAAACGCCCCCTCGTCGGCCTGCTCTACGGCCCCCGTCCCCTCCCAGCGATAGTACCACTGGCCGGCCGTCGCCGCGCTCACGTCCAGGTGGAACACCCCCGTCGCGTCCTTCACCAACGCCGCGTCCGTGCCGTAGACGTAGACCGTCGTAGCCGTGGGCGACTTGACGCGACACGTCACCGCCGTTGGGTCAGTCGCCGCGCCCGCGCTGTTGGTGAAGGTTGCCGTGACGCGCACCAGGTCACCCTTGTCGTAGGCGTTCATCTGGCTAGCTCTGCGTTAGCGTGACCGTGACGGTCAGGGTATCGGTGTTACCGAGCGTCTTGTTGCCGCCACTGAAAGCCGCGCCACCGTACAGCACACCCGTCGTGCCGCTCTTGGTCGAGTTGCTCACTACGAACCCGCCACCAATGGCCGTGCCGTCGGCGTTGATGGTGAAGGTCGCCTTCGCCGCACTGTTGTCCACCGAGCCGCTTGACGGCGTACCCAGCGTCAGGGTTTGCCGCACGCTCTCTGAGTACGCCGTGACCTCGGTCCAGCCGCTGTGGCTGGTCATCACGTCCGCCGCCGCGAACGTCGGTGACGCGCCGGTGATGCCGACGTACCACGCTGCCGTGTAGGAGCTACCCTTGAAATATTTGGACAGCGTATCGTTCTTGCCCTCGGTGGTGACGAGGTTGCTGACTTCCTCCACCCACAGCAAGCTGCCGTCGCGGTCATGCGCCTCGAAGCGGTAGGTATTCTTGAAAGTCGGGCCGCCGATGTCCAGCCCGCTCTGCGCTGAAGCCGCGCCGCCCGTCCCCATGCTCCCCGTCACGTCCATGTCCATCGTATCATCTCCTCCTGATCTCACTGATCGGTGTCGGTTGCCGACACCGTACCCACGTTCGCATCATCAACGGTGATCGCATCCCGGCTCGCGTTGCCGCCGGTGGCATCCCCTACGCGCGCCACGCCGGTTGCGACCGCGCCCCGCCGTCCGGACGCCAGACTTAGGCCGCCCACAGCGATGTCCGCCACGACCAGCCGTCCTAGCTGCGTTGCGCCGCGTATCGTTGCATCCGCGAGCAAGGCCAGCAGCGCATCAATGGACAGCAGCGCCGCCGTCGCCGCCTGCGATGTCATCCCGGCCCCCGCGCTACCCACCAGGGGCAGAGCCGCCATTCCCGCCGCGCTCGCTGCGCTCGATGCCCCGCCCGACAGAGTCAGGACCAGCGTCCCGCCCACGACTTGGGAAGCTCCCAGCGCGCTGTCAGGCGTCAGTATCAGCGTCAGGGCCACAGGGACGAAAGCCGTCCCCGTCGCGGTCGTAGCCGGTGCAACTGTGAGCGCTATACTCCCGCCTGACGCGGCTGTGACCGTCGCCGTCAGGCCGGCCGATGCCAGGAGCGTCACCAGGCCCGCCGCGACAGCCGACGCGCTCACGTCTGCCCCCGCCGTAGCGTCCAGGCTCAGCACTACATCGACCGTCACAGCCGTCTCGGTCGCCGTCGTCACCCCACCCGCCACGGCCAGGGTCAGCAGCGCCACACTGGTAGCGACAGTGGCTACCCCAGCCCCGGCTGTGGCCGCGAGTGTCACGGCCGCGCTGTGCAGCATCATCGCCGAGGCTGCCACCTGTGCCGTTGTCGCCAGCGCCACGGCCGCGCCACCGCTCGCCCCGCTCGCCAGGACCGTTCCCGGTGTCGCTGCCAGGGTAAGCGTTCCCTTGCCGGTCGCCCCCGCGCCGCCGGTGACGGCCCCGGCTCCACCCAGGAGGAGCGTGCCAGCCCCAGCCGCTGTCGCCGTTGCACTGGTAGACGCGATTACCGGCAGAGCCGCCGACGCGCGCCCACTCGCCGACCCAGTGACTGGAACCGCGCCGGTCGCAGTCAGAGCCGCCGACGCCCCGCCGCTGGCCGTCGCGCTATCGCTGGCCGCGCCCGTCGCCGACAGGGTGAAGCCAACAGCGGTGAGCGTACCGCCGAGGTTGCCACCCTCCCAGTTGTCTACGCGCGTCGCGCCGTTGTGGTAGCCACAGATACCGGCGTAGCCGCTGGCGATGCTGCTGTCCGTCTGCGCCCCCGGCGTGCCGCTGGTCGAGCCGTTCTTCGTCGGCGTCAGCGTCGTGCCGCTGACGGTGAGCTTCAGCACGTCGTTCACCGCCACCGCGCCGCCGTCGCTGCCAAGCTGTGTCCACGACCCGCTGACGACCTTGAACAGGTAGGACGCGCTAGAGTCGCCATAGTAGCCGTAGTAGGTATTGGCGGAGGCGTGGCAGCGCACGGCTGGCCCCATCGGGGTATCGCCGGATACGGCTGTGATTTTCACTTGCGCATACTGGTCATTGCCAAAAGCGTCGGCATTCCAATGCGCACACGTCTCGTCTGATGACGTGTTGGACTTCACGTCGTCGGTCGCGCCCAGTACCTGGAACGCGCCGTGGTTGTTGGTCCATGACGACGAGTAGGTTGTCAGCGCCTGGTCGCTGGCGCTGGTGAAGGTGTCAGTCGCCGGTAGGCTCATTCCCCTGCAAGCCCCCGCCACGCCGCCAGGTCGTAATCTGACACGCGCTCGCAGCGACAGTTGCCACCCCCCTCGCACACGTCACCCGGCATCGGGCCGTCGCCCGGTAGATAGGGGCCGCCCTCCTCCGCTTCCAGGCACGGCGTGCATGTCGCGGGGTCGTCCTTGCTGATGTAATGCTCAATCCAGCCGCGCCCTGGGTCGGGCCGCGCTTTGAAGCTCCAGGCCCATCCCGCCGCACCGTACTGAATAGAGCGCGCCGCGACAGCCGCCACGCTCAGCGCCGCGCCAACCATCACCCCACGCGCAACGACATCCGCAAAGCGCGAGAGGTAGCCCCCTTGCCGCGCGAGGTCGTCCCGCAGCGCAGCGATTTGCTCTGCCGTCAGCGACCGCCGGGCGCCCGCCGTGGCCTGCGTCAATGTATGCGTCTGGATAGCATCCCAGAGCATCCGCTGCCATTCCGCGACGCGCAGCCGTCCCCGGCCTTGCTGTTCCGCCAGCCGCCGCGCTTCCGCGTCGAAGTCGTCGCGCAGCCGCCGCCGCGCTTCCTCCCCCGCCCCCGCGTTGAGAGCCAGGTAAAGCGCCAGGGCTAGCATCGCCGCCTCGACATCGACATTCATGCGGTCTGGCGGTAGAGGCGGGTCAACCTTCAGCCGGCCGGCGTCGAAGTCGCGCAGCATGTCAGCCGCCTCATCCTCGTCAAGCTCTTCGTCCATGACAAGGCGTTCCAGGTAGGCGATGAACTCGGCGCGCGTCACGGATTACCGCCCATAGCGGCCGCAGGCTCCGGTGCGGCCACGGCCTGGATGCGCGCCGCAATGCCCGCCCGTCCCCCGGCCTGGGCCAGGGCATGCTGTTGCGCGACACCCGCCCGATCTGCCTGCAATCCGACCTGGCCGCGCTCTAGCTGTAGCTTCAGCATCTCCACATCCACCGACTTGCGCCGTGTCTCCTTCCAGATGGGGAACAGGCGCACGATGTCATCTGTTCCCGTGCCGTACAGCGCGTCCAACTTCTGGCTAAGCTCCATCACCTGTCGCCACGCCGAGCCGAACCACAGGCTGCACTCGTCGGCTACGTCCGCCAGCGAGCTGTCGAGCATCTGGAGCGCCGCGCCCGACGGAACCTCACTGGTGAGCGGCACGAACTCATAGACCGGGATAGACGAGTTTCCGCTGATGGCCTGCACCCAATGCCCGGCCAACGCCAACAGCCCGGCCATATCGTCAGCCGGTAGCTTGGACACGGCCCCCGTCGTCTCTAGCGCGCGGCCTGGCCGCAAGCCCAGGCCATCAGCCGCCGTCGTCGGGTCATCGCCCGACGAGAGGGGTGGCAGTGTATCGTACTGCACTGTGATGAGACCGAAGCCCTGCTGGTCGCCCACGGCGAGCATGTCCAGGTTGGCCTTGTTCAGCGCGTTGTTCAGCCCGATGACCGGGTCGATGAGGGAGCCACGCGGCGACACAAAGCGCACGACGGCCAGGCCAAGCGGTTGGCCCGCCGCGTCCAGCCAGGGCAACGGCCAGGCGGCATCGCCCTCGTCAACGACGGGCGTCCAGCCGTCATCGGTCGTGCTGCCCTTGATACGATTCGCGTACAGGGTAGCCTGCGCCCGTGTCGTCAGCCGCGCGTACTTGTAGATGGCCGATGCGGTATAGACCGTGCAGCGCGCCACGTTGGTCCCGTCCGCGCCTGTCGGGTCCATCGTGTACCAGTATTTGATGGCCGCGACGGGCTTCATGCGCGTCTGGGTATCTTCGTAGACCATGCGCACGCCAGTCGTACCGTCGAACATCTCAGCCAGCGTGTAACGTGGCATCCCGCCAGCCGTGGCATCCACGAGCACAAAGCCCTCGCCATCGCGTAGGGCAGCCTTGTACACCTCGCCCTCGAAGCGGTCCATGTCATTATCTGTCCACCACGCCACGGCGCGGCTCACCGGGTCGGTGGCATTGGGGTCGAAGGGTGCAACGTCGCCCCCGTCGCCCGGCTCCCCCTCGGCCTGCTCGAAGGTGCGCTTGTTACCGTTGGCGTCACGGATGCCGATGACGGACAGACGCGACTTAATCTTGTCCACCACGGCCCGGCACTTGTTGTCCACCGGCCAGCCATCGGCATCATCATCGATAACGCCCGCGAGGAAGGCGCGCTGGTCGGCGCTCAGTAGTAGCTCGTGGTCACCCACGTAGTACGCGCGCCGCCGCCGCAGTTTTGCCAGGTCCGCTTCCGTCGCCGCCGCCTGCCCAGCCAGGTAGACCTTGTAATCCACCGTGGCCGCGCTGTCGCTCAGAAGGATGGGAATGATAGGCATCTAGGCCGCCCTCCGTGTGCGGCGGCGTGGTTGTGCGGTGTCATGGAGGTACATGACACCATAGCGCAGCGCGTCCATCGCGTGATCGTTGACCTTCTCCGGCTCGTCTCTCACCCCGTCGCGCCCGTCCTTCCAGACGTAGCTCTCCATCTCGGCCAGGGTATTAGCGCACGACGGACTGATGGTGAGCCGTGGCCGCCCGTCGCCCGCGCAGGCCAGCGCTTGCTTGACCCGTTGGATGCCATCGAAGACCGCATTGCGCGCCTCTTGCACGGCCAGCCCATCGGCGCGCATCTCGGCAATCAGCCCCGCCGCTGACGGGTCAACCACAATCTCACCGATGCGATACTGGTGGCACAATCGAGTCGCAGCCGCAACCACGTCCCCTTGAAGCACACGCCGACGGTAGAACTCGTCCAGGACGTGCAGCCGCCCGTCGTGATCTGCACCGATGACGAGCATGACCGCCGGGTTGGTGTAGCCCTCGTCACAGGCCAGGATAACCCGCGCCCACGCCCCGGCGCGCTCGACAACGTGACGGCCCCGGTCAAACTCCTCGTAGACCATGCCCTCGAAGGTGACGAACTCGCCTTCGAGTTCCTGGCGGGCAAACTGGCCCGTGTAGGAGGCTTCGAGGCTGACAACGAACTCCGAGGCGAGAAACGGATTGTCACGGGTACGGGCGCGAAAGATAGCGATCTCGCCCTGTCGTTCGTAGAGCCAGTTGCGGCCCTTCGGCGTCGTCGTCACCCAGGCGCGGCCCGCCTTACCTCCGGCGCGTAGGCGGCCAATCATAATCGGCCACACGTCCTTCCCGTACAGCGCGCCCTCGTCGCCGTGCCACCAGTGAAGGTTGGGGCCGCGCAGCCGGTCGGGATTGTCGGCGGAACGGAACAACACTTCGCTGCCGTTGACCATCGTTGCCAGCATCTCGCTCTTGTGGAAGTCACGCACCAGCGGCCCGGCCAAGTCGAGGAACGTCCGCAGCGTCGCGTCGCGGAGCATGGGGTAGGTCGGAGCCGTCACCATGCCCAACGTTCGGCCCTCGCTGGCGGCCAGGATGTCTTTGACCGCACCCGCGTGCGACTTACCCGACCCGATGCCGCCAATAAGGGCCGTGAAGCGGTCGCGGCATTGCACGAAGTCATCTTGAGCCGGGTACAAGTCAAATGTCAGATTTGGCACTGTTCACCCGCCGGACGGTAATGCTAAACGGCTCGCCGTCCTTGCCCGTCACCTCGTG